GTGTGGTGTTCATCCACCGCGCAGGAGCAGCCGTATTCTCCCGTTGTGCCGCCCCACCTGTCTTTGCGGAAGCGAATGAAGATCGAGGGAAGGACCGACGATGAAGTGTAACGAGTGCCGGTATCTCGGGGATGACATGGCGTGCCACCGGGGCCCACCCCAGGTTTACTTCAGTTCCATGGGCCTGAAGTTCGCCTTTCCGCCTGTGTCTCCGTTTGTCGATTGGTGCGGACGGGGCGAATCGAAAGCGGCCACGAAGCCGGTAACCGCGGTGAGCGAAGGGCTCGACAAACTCCTGGGAGAAACGAAGGAGCGAGATCGGGGCATTCCGCCCATCCCCAAACTTCCCCCAATCCCCGCGGGCAATCCCCCCGAGAAGGTGAAGCCGAAGGGAAAACCCGGACGAAAGGTGAAACGATGAACACCCAGCCAAGGGATTTGACCGTGCTCCTGGACGCCATTCGCGCCAAGGTGAAAGCCGAGATGCCTGACGCGAAGATCGATCTGCTGGTCTTCATTCACAACGATTTGCAGCCTGGCGTGATCGGGAACTGGGTCCGCGGCCGGATCATCCTGGGAGGAAACACGTTCGGGTTTGGGGCCATGGCGCTCACCGACAACATCCCAGATGTCGTCAACAAGGGGATGGCGGCCCTGCGGGAGAAAAAGCTGGGGAAGGTGGGAGCATGAATATCCGAATCTCCGGCCGGGATTTCAAGGTCAAATTCCAGAAGGTCAAGAACCTGGGCAAGTATTCCGACATCGCCGGCCGTGTCGTCGTGGACTTCCAGAAGATCTGGATCGACAAGGGAAATGCTCTTGGCCGGCAGCAGGAAGTTTTGCTTCACGAGACCATTCACGCGGTCGACTTCTTCGCCGGGCTGAAGCTTTCCGAAGAGACGACGACCGCTTTGGCAAATGGTCTTCTCGCCGTCATGAGGGACAGCCCGAGGTTCGTCGAGTTCCTGACCCGCACGTAGCGAGGTTTACATAACAATGGACCTCGGTTACACTCAGGGCATGACAGGACTTCCGCCACTACCCAGGCTTCCCGGGCAGAAAGAGCCGGAGCTTCCGAAGTTGCCGGACATTCCCAAGCCGAAGACCCCCCTGGTGTTTCCGCCAGCTCCCCCGAAACTGCCGCGGATGGATTTGTCCGTCAAGCTCCCCAAGCTCATGCCTGGCGACATGGTTCGCATCTCGAACGAAGACGCGCTGAAGTATCTGCGGCAGGAGTATGGCACCGCTGGCCTGGACAACGCGGACGTCTACGAGATCATCAAGCGGTATCGGGATGGACAGGGCGTGCGGCAGATCGCGAAAGAAGTCGCGGTCAGCACGTCGGCGGTAAATACCTGGACCAGGCGGGCGGAGGAACTTCACATCTTGAGCATCCGTCGCCCCGGAAGTGACGCCATCGAGAAGGCTGTGACCGCGAAGGCCATCAGCGAGGCGAACACCGCGGCCCTGGTTGAGAAGAAGGTAGACGCCGATATCAAGATGGCCGAACGCCTGAGAGAGAAAGCCCAGCAGATTCTCGAGAGTGTCGATGAGCGGTCCATCAAGGAAGCCAAGCTGAAAGACAAGGTGGGGTCAGCGGTCCAGCTCCTCACCATCGAACGGCTTATCACCAACAAGAGCACGGTCAACACGAGCCACCGATCAGTGGTGGAGCACATCACTCGTTTGAACTCCATGACCGTGGCCGAGAAAATGCGGCTGATAGAGAACCGCGGTGCTCCCAAGGAAGACCCCGAGGACGGCGACACCGATGAAGGCTGAAGAAATCCAGGTCATGGAAACTCTCGCCGAATGGCAGATGTGGCCGCAGGTGTACGCCAGGGAAGCCATGGGCTGGGAGGGGGGTCCAGGTATCCCGGAGGTCACGGAGCAGCAGGCGGAGCTTTTTCGCGCTATGGGGGAAATGGCGCAGGCAAAGCTGAAGTACAAAGACGTGTGTGACAACCGCGCGCCGAAGTCTTCTCTGACAGAGCGCGACTGGTACTATATCAACAAACAGGGCATCAGCGTCATGTCGGGCAAAGGTACCGGGAAAGGCGGGGTCTTAGCACTGTCCATATGCTGGTTCTTGCAAATGTTTGACCGGTGCAAAAGCCTCATAACCGGACCCTCTTTTGACCAGATCAAAGATGGACTGATGGCAGAATGCCACAAGTGGATAAATTTTAAGTCCCCGGCGACCGGGGAACCGATATCGGCGGTAGGTGCGGATTTCGAGATACTGAGTGACAAGATATATCTGAAGTCCGAGGGTTCCAAATCCAGATTCTTCGCCGTCCGAACTGCGCCGCCGGACGCCAACGAATCGGCCCAGAAAGGTACTTTGGCCGGCTGGCACGAAGAGGCGGTTTTGATTATCGTGGACGAGGCGTCGCATGTTCAGGATGGAGTGTTCACGGGCTTTAACACAACGCTGACTCGCCCCTTCAATTTCGCGGTTCTGGTGTTCAATCCGATAAAGGCATCCGGGTTCGCCTGGGAGACGCACTACGGACCTCGGGCAGATTCTTGGGTGCAAATCCACTGGGATTCCAGGAAATCCCCCCTGGTCACAAAGGCGCAGCTTGACACCATGGAGCGGGATTATGGGAAGGACGGACCTGAATACCGCATCAACGTCCTGGGCCTTCCGCCTGTGGATGATCCGTCTTCGCTCATTGCTCAGACCTGGATCCAGAACGCTGTCGACCGGTGGGAGTCTGACACCGACGAAACGTGGAAGGACTACCCGACCATTGCCGGGTTTGACCCCGCTCGAGAGGGGAAGGACGAAAGCGCCTACGTCGTGAGGAAGGGGATGCGCGTCATTCGCACGGCTGGATCCAGGTTGACCAAGAGCGACGAGTTGGGTGATTGGGCCCTTCAGCAGATGGCTGCTGATGAGGTCGATGTGATGTACATCGACTCCGTTGGCATCGGTGGCCCGATGATGGATTACATGCGCAAGACGATGCGGAACCCTTTTGCCCTTCGCGCCGCAGACGTTACCAAAGCCGCGGTCAACGAGAGATACTACCGGATCCGGGATGAGAAATGGTGGGATGTCCGGAAGTGTTTTGAAGAGAACTTGATTCAGATTCCCCCGGATCGTATCCTGAAGAATGAACTTGGCTCCATAAAACAAGCGGGGCAGACCGACAAGGGAAAGACGAGGGTTGAGACCAAGAAGGAAATGAAGGCCCGCGGGATGCCCAGCCCGAACAGGGGAGATGCGCTGATGATGACGCGTTTCGCCAATGACGATGCGGTCGTGGCTGCGAAGCGTGGTGACGACGGGTATGACGCCAACGATGAGCCGGGGAACTCCGGTCTTTCGTGGATGGGAAGGTGAGATATGCCGCTTCTTAAATCTTCGAGTTTCGACAGCCATTGGCACCTGATCTATTTTGACCCCAAGGATCCCACCAAAGCGATGACCTCGGAGGAAGGGTCCGGGGATTCCAGCCACAGGCACAGCGTCCAGGTTCCGGAAGGCTTGGGGGCCCCGGTCCTGCTTCCATTCTCGGATCCCGGATCCGGGGAAGAACACACGCATGAGGTCGCCAACGCGGATATCGCTGTCAAGGAAAAGTCTGGAAAGAAGTTGATGACCGAAACCGAGAAGGCCAAAACCATGACCGAGGTTTTGGAACTTTTCCGGGTGGCGAATGCCTGTGAAAAGGACAGTCTCGAGGAAGCGCAGAAGGCCACCGACTACTGGAAGGGGGATCAGTGGGATTCGGAAGACCGGCGGGCGCTCGAGACTGACGGCCGGCCCGCGCTGACCCTCAACCACGTTGCGCCCATGCTGGATCTTCTTTCCGGTTATGCCAGGCAGAATCGGATGGACTGGAAGTGGTCCCCCGTGGAATCCTCCGACAACGGGACCGCTGACCTTTTCAACGCTTTGTCGAAGCATGTCGCGAAGCGGACCAACATGGAGACGGAAGAGATCGATGTCTTTGACGAGGGGATCCGGTCCCGCAGTTTCTTTGAAGTGGTTCCCGATTTCACGCGGAACCCCCTGGGAGAGGTGCGCATATCGCACTTCCCAAGCAAAAACGTGCGTCTTCTGCCCCATCTCAAGAAAGACCTCAGTGACTGCGATGGGCTGTTCAAGATCAAGGACGTGAGTCTCGCGGAAGCCAAGGCGACCTATCCCGACCTGGCCAAAGATTTCGAATCCCTTTTCGCAGCCGGGGACATGCCCCCCGGATCCGCACTGACGGACGTTGCACCGGAAACCAAGATCGTCGAGAGCCCGGACAAGTATGGCGCCACGGTCGCCACGGAAATGGTGGATCCTGCGCTCTACAGAGACACCGTGGTCGACATCGGGCGGAAGAGTATCCGCCTTCTCGAGTTCGAGCGGAAGGAATACCGGGCGGCGCATTTCGTTCTACTGACAGCCGAGGCATCTGCGGTTGAGGTTGACGCCACCACCGCGGCCAAGGCTGAGACGCTCGATCCCCTTGTGACTACCGTGGACACCCGGGCTACGCGAATCAGGGTTACGTTCTCCGCGGGGCCCTTCGTCATCAAGGATGGGTTCCCGTTCCGGCCGTTCAAGGATGAATTTTCGCTGGTGCCGTTCTACGCGAAGAAGGACGAGGACGAGTTCTGGGGTAAGGTCCGTGACGTTATCGACCCACAGAACGAGATCAACAAGCGCCACAGCCAGATCATGGACATCCTGAACAAGATGTGCGCCTATGGGTATCTGTACGACGAAGACACTTTCGAAACCAAGGACGATGCACGGAAGTTCGACGCATCGGCATCCACCCCAGGATTCCGGCTCAGGGTCAAGAGCACGAAAAATCCCCCGCTCAAGATGGAAGGGGCGAAGCTCCCGAGCGAGATTTTAACCATGGAGCAGGCTTCCATTCAGTTGTTTCACACCATCTCGAACGTGAATACCCAGGCGTTGGGTCAAGCCTCCCCGTCGGAGTCTGGTGTGTCGAAACAGATCCAGATGCGGCAGGCGATGGTTGGGAATGAGTTCTTGTTCGACAACTTTGTCCTGGCCAAGCGCAAGGTGGGTCGGTTGACGATGGGCTGGGTGAAGAAGATTTACGGCCCCGATCGAGCCGCCAGGGTTGTCATCGCCCATGCCGCGAAGTCCGCGAAAGAGGAAATGCCCGTAATGATCGGAGGGGAAACCATCCCGGAGAAACCAAACGACGAGCAGATCGCTTATTGGACGGAGCAGATTTCCACGCTCTGGTCTGAAGCGGACATCATGGACTATGACCTGGAAGTGGGAGAAGGGATGTTGAGCCCCACCGCCAGGCAGGCCGCGTTTGCCCAGTGGCTGGATGCTGCCAAGACAGGTGTCACCGTTCCGCCCGAACTGCTCATGGAATTCTCGGATCTGCCCGAAGGCCAGAAGCGCCGATACCTGGCGCTCATGAAGAAGATGCAGGAACAGCAGATGCAACTCGACAACCGGAAGATCGAAGCGGAGATGATGAAAGCTCGTGGTGGGGCCCCGATGCCGGCCGCCACTTTGGAGAATCAGCGTGCGGTTTTGAACGGAAGTCAGTCCGGCCAGCAGGAGCAACCCCAGGGCCAGATGCCGCCGCAGGGGCTTCCCCGAAGGTAGTATCAGTTTTTTGATAACACGTTCTTGACTCCTGAGTTGATTCAGGAGATTATTATATCAACTGGAGGTTTACATAATCATGGCCGACAAGGAAAAGGAAATCGGAGCAATGACCGACAAGGAACTGGTGGACGCAATCTCCGCCGGATCTGGTTCGGAAAATCCCGACAATTCCGAGGTCACCGCAGCCACCGATGGGACGACCGACGCAGGGGAAACCCCTGCCGAGGGAGAAGCAGGCGATCAGCCGGAGCCGGGAAATGCCGGCCAACCCGTGACACCTCCTGCCCCCGTCGCCGAGACGACTCGCGCCGAGATCGACAAGCTCACCGCCAGGCTGGACACTCTGGCGTCAGAGACGGAAAACCTTCGGCGCGACAATGACAACCTCCGCAGGCTCAATGGACACCTTTCCAACGAAGTGGGTGTTCTCCGCAAACCCCCGGTGCAGCTCCCAACGGATGCCGACATGCTTCAGGAGCCGGTGGCTTCCACCAAGAAAGTCATCGACGCCACGCTGGCTGAGAAGGATCAGGTCGCGCAAGCACAGCGCGAACTGCTCAATCGCCGCTCGCAGGAAATCGCATCGGTCGTTCGGGGCAGTATGCCGGATTTCGTGGAGCACATCGATGACATGGCGAAAATCCTCGGGGAGCATCAGGCTCCTCCGGAGTTCATCGCCATGTTCAAAAACAATCCGGTTCATGCGATTCCGGATGCTGGCCATCTCATTCAGTTGGCGGCTCGGGCCAAGGAACGAAAGTTGGCTGTGGCGAAAGACGCTGAAATCGCTGATCTGAAAACCCAACTCGCGGCGGCCAAGAAGGGCACCACCCGCATGGCGTCCAGCATCAAGGACGCTGCCGCCGCTGGACCCAGTATCACCAGTACCACGGTGAAAACCGGAAAGCCGAAAGTCGAGGCTACGCCCGACTTCTCGGCGATGAAGACCGAAGACCTCAAGAAGTGGCTTGCAAGCCACAAAGATGTCGACGGCTAAAACAAGAAGGAGACAATTCCCATGTCGGTCACCGCTCAGACCAGTGCCAACAAACTCACCGTCAAAGCGTGGCACGAACTCCTGTTTCGTGACACGGAAAAGGAGCTTTACTTCGACCGGTTCTCCGGCGAAGACGAAAACTCCATCATGCAGCTCAATCGCGATCTGGCCAAGGGCCCCGGCGATCAGGTCACGTTCGGCCTGGTTCCCCGCCTGACCGGCGATTTCATCCTGGGTTCGTCCGGGTTGAGCGCCGAAGGCCGCGAACAGGCGTTGACCAGCTACTACCTCGAAGTCCTGCTCGAGGAGTACAAGCTGGCCGTTCGCTACAAAACCGGCCTGGATCTGCAGCGGCCCATCTGGGAGATTCCCGAAACGGCCCGCAAACGGATCATGACCAACACCGCGGAGAAGATGGATCAGTTGGCGTTTGACGCCCTGCTCGCTTCCCCCACCCGCATCCTCGCCGGAGACGGGGCGATGTATACCACGGCCGCCACCGCGGCTGCCGCGTGTCTCACCAACGCCCACAAGATCAGCCCCAGCCTGATCCGGCATCTGAAGGCCGTTGCCCTCACCGGCGCTGCCACCGCTGCCGCTTCGGATGCGGCCCCCACCCGCGTTTTCACGCCCATTCGTCCCACCCGCGTCCAGGGCAGCGACCACCTGATCCTGCTCGTTCCGATGTATGTGGCCTATGACCTGGGCGAAAACTCGGTGTATCACCAGTCTCTCCGCGAGGCGTGGGAAGACACCAAGAACCCGATCTTCTATGGCGGCATCGCCATGATCGACAACGTGGTCATCCATGCCCACGAGAACATGCCGATCCGATCCGACGGCGGAGCCGGCGCGGTCAAGTATGGCAAGTGCGTCCTCATGGGCGCCCAGGCTCTGCTCAAGGCATACGGGTCCTACAGGTCGAAGGGCAAACTGACCGGGAACACCACCGAAGTCATCGCCAAGGAATTCGGCTACGACGAAGAGGAAGGGCTCTGCACCAAGACCATCGCCAAGGTCCAAAAGAGCAAGTTCAACTCCGAGGACTATGGGTCCATGAGCCTCTACGTCACCGCTTCCGATCTCGGCGCCTAAGCAGCGACGATCCAAACAGGAGGAATGAAAACCAATGGCTGCTGAAAATGCTGTTCTTTCCGCTCTCAGACATCCTGCCGCGCAGGTCATCGACTGCTTCGAAGTGTGCGACCAGCTCTATGTCGACTTCACCGGGGCGTCCCACAAAGGCGCCGCCGACTCCTCGTACAACCTAGCGTCGGCCGACTGGTTCTATGCGTTCAACCTTCCCGTCGGGGCCCTCGTGACCGAAGTTGGTTGGGTCGTTCACACCACGGATGCCAACAACCCGACCTTCGCCATCACCATCGAGGATTCCGGTTCTGGCACCACCACGCTCAAGAGTGCCACCGCGATCGGGGCACAGTATGCGGCGGTCCAGGTCGATCAAACCGCGGCCGAGATCGTCACCGTGTCGAACGGGACCTCTTCCGGTCTGATCAAGGTCCTCGGTGGGACGGCGACCAACGACGCCGGGATCGTGACCTTCTACGTCAAGTATCTCGTGGTCAAGCGCCAGGCGGCCTAAGCCCTGGAAAATTGAACCCGGACGCGGGGAGGGGGTGATCCTCCTCCCCGCTTTTCACAAAGGAGAAAACCATGAAACGCTTCCTCGTTCTGATCGCTCTCGTCTTCACGCTGGCGTCGACGAGTTTTGCGGGAGACATCACCGCCACCGGCATGTTCCAGGGTGACCTTTACACCTTCCTCTCCAATGTCGTGACCATCGTGAATGCGCAGAAGGCCAGCGCCAACTTGATTCTTTCCGGTGGGCAGAATCAGCCCCTGAGTGTGAGTGGCTTCGTGGTCGAAGCCGTTGGTTCTGCCACGTTCAAGACCACGGCCACACTGAACTACGCCATCGACGATGCGCTCTATACCTTCGCCGCGTCAACGTCCATCGCCATTGCTACCGCCCCTGTGGCCCAGGTTGCAACGACTTCCTGCATCTACCTGGCGTCCATTGACGCGGACGGAGCGATCACCTGGACGAAGGGGGCGAACGTCGCTTACGGGTCTACCCCCGTTGCCCCCGCCGTCCCTGCGGACACCTGCCCCATTGCGGAGATCAAGGTCGACCTGACCGGCGCCGCTTCCAGCTTTACCCTGGGCACCACGGCGAACAACGCCACGGGAACCACGGTCACCGTTACCCAGATTCGCTGGCCCAGGACCGGCACGTCTGCACCGTCTTCAGTCAGCACAACCGATCTGGCTCTGACCGACCTGTAACCCTTGGGGGCCGGGCAACCGGCCCCTGAGCCCTCGAGGGGCCCCGCATGAACATGACGGTTCAGGAACTCTGCACCCGTGCCCTTCAACTGGCGGGACGGGCGGACAAGGTGACGACGGACGATTACAACATGTCCATCGTCACCCTCAACACTCTCCTCAACGCCTGGCGTGCCCGGGGGGTTGATCTGTTCAATCTCCAGGACACCCCCCAGAATGTGAGCCTGGCGGACTATGTGCTGAATGACGGGTCGACTTACATCTGCATTCGGGACCATTATTCCACCGCCGCCGACGAACCGGGCACGGGGGCCAACTGGGAGAACTACTGGGTTCTGACGACCAGTGTCACATCCACCACCGCCTGGGCTGCGGCAACCAATTACGTGACCCCTCGGAAGTTCGACATTGATGGAACCGCCACCGTAGCGGCTGTGGCCAATGTCCGGGTTATTCAGACCGGCTTGATTTACCCCGTCGAGTTGATCGGCGATCACGATTTCTTCAAACTCGATCCCGTTACGCTGGGTATCCCGACCAAGATGTTTCTGGCACCCACCTCAACGGGCGGGGTCGAGGCGTGGGTCCACCCCACCCCCGATCATTCCGATCTGGTCATGAATTTTACGCTTGTTCAGTATCCGGCGGACCTTCATACCTACTCGGACGTGGGTCTTCCCCCCAAGTGGTTCCAGGCGCTTCAGTATGGTCTGGCGGCTGAACTGGCCTTCTATTTCGTCCTCTCCGCTGAACGGATTACAATGCTGTCCAACAAAGCGGAAATCGAGTTCCAGCGGGCCAAGGACAAAGGAGGCACCGAAACATGCTACGTCAAACCCTTGTTCTAGCCCTGGTTCTAGCTCTCCTGGTTTCCACCGGGTATGCCAAGGGGCGGCAGGTTGACTTCCTCCTGCCCGCTGTCTCGGAGTTGGGGGGCGTTGTTGGCTCCGGCCATGTCCACACTTACACCGCTGGCACGACCACCCCCAAATCCATCTACTCCGACGCCGCGTTGACCGAGGTTCTGGATAACCCCGCCGACCTGGACACGGACGGACGGCTGGTTGCCTATGGAACGGGGCTCTACAAGTTCATCATCCACGACTCTGCCGGGAACGTGGTCTTTACCGTCGATGACGTGGACCTAACCAGCGTCTATGACTTCTCCACGGACTCTTCCAACCCGTTCGGAACCACGCTCACCCAGACCACGATCATTGCTTCTTCCGCCACCATCGTCCAGGAAACCGTGGCCTCCCTGACCGTGACCGGATTCATCAACGTTCTGGGAACATCCACCTGGACTGAGGCATCTATCGCCAGCCTGACGGCCACCATGGGTGCGGACCTCAATGCCAACTCCTACTTCATCCACAATTTGGCCACGGGCACCGCGAACGGGGATGCTGTGAACTTCGGCCAGTTGTCCGCATTCGGCGCGGACCTCGCGGGCAGTCAGTTGTTCTCCTCGACGGGGGCGCAGAACTTCACGGTCCCCACGGGGACTGCCCGCATCTGGGTTACCTGCGTGGGCGGGGGCGGCGGGGGCGGCGGTGCCGCGTCTGGCACAACCCCCTCTGGCGGGGGTGGTGGCTCTGGTGCCAGCATCTACCGGTTTGAAGTTACCTCGTCCACAGTGGTCCTCCCCGGAGTTCTCTGGACCGTGACCGTGGGGGCCGGTGGAGCGGCTGGCGGGGCCGGGTCGGCGGGAACCACGGGCGGAACCACGTCGGTCTTCTACGGGGCTACCAGCATTGTGTCTTGCGTTGGCGGGTCCGGGGGCGGTGCCGCTTCCGACGACAACGGGGCGGCTGGAGCCGCCGGAACAGCCTCTGTGCTTGGCTCCGCAGCCAACATCAGCGGGGGAAGCCCCGGGGGCCTTGGCCGCCACTACTACCTCGCAGCCACTCTTCACGCCGCCCGATCCCCTCATGGGGGCTCCAACCCCTTCGGGCAGGGCGGAGCCGACTACGACTTCCTTTACGATCCGGCCAGTTACGTCGCAGGCATCTATTCCACGGGGGCCGCCGGCACCGGTAAGGGGTCCGGTGGGGGCGGTGGGGTGGGGCACAACTATGGGGCGGCGGGCGGGGCCGGGGCCAACGGCTTTGTCCTCCTGGAGTGGTAACATGCCGACACGACTTCCCTTCCCTGGACAACTCGACAAGAATCTGCTGGACACGATTGTCAAGCAGGGTTCCGTCGAACTGTGGAACGGTTTCATCGACAAGACCGGGGCCATCACCAAACGCCCTGGTCTTGTCCTGAACCAGACGCCATCGGTTATTCGGGGGATCACTGGACTGTATTGGTGGGAGAGCAAACGCCGGTACGTCCTGGTCGGGGATGGCAATGTCTTTTCCTCCTTGGGGTCGGCATTGAACTTCGCCCAGGTCAACTCTGGGCTGAACACACTACAGGCTGGGTTGAACCAGTTTGCGGACTCGGGAGAATGGCTCTACATCTGCTCAACGGCGGGGAAGGTCCTTGGATGGAACGGGAGTTCGGTCGAACCGGACATCGAGCCGGACCCCGTGGCTCCCGTGGATGTCTGCTCCATCGCCTTCTTCAAGGGGCGGCTCTACGCAGCCGTCCGGGACACAAACCGCATCTGGTATACCCAAGCCGTGGCTTCGACGGACCCCGGCCTGAGACTGGCCTGGGAAGGGTTCATCGACGTCCGTCGTTCTGGTGACCCGATTCTCGCCATCCAGGACATGGGCGCGGAGTTGATCGTTTTCAAGCGGTCTTCCCTGGAATCCTACTACTATGATGACTCAATCGAATCCATCCGCCCTGTCGAGGGCTCGTTGCAGGGCCACGGGCTGGATGCCCCCCGGGCATTTAAGCTGATCGACGAGAAGTTGTACTTTCTGACCCAGAACAAGCAACTGGCGAAGATTGAGAACCGGACGGTGAGCATCCTTTCCCAGTGGGTGGATTCTCTCTTCCAGGCGTTTCGCCTTACCTCCGACGCCTATCTGGTCCAATCGGGAAAGTATCTGCTGGTGCAGTTCCCTACGGTCGATCAGACCGTCGTCTACGACCTGGACCTGGGGGCGTGGTATCGGTGGTCCGACTTCACCTTCTCCAAGCACAAGCGGCTGGCCATCAGTTGTTCGGCATACCAGCCAGGCATGGCCAACCACTGGATGCTTGGCCACGAGAACAACTCCACCTATTTTCTGGACCCCCAGTCCTACTGGGATGATGGGACTTTGATCCGCTTCTCCGTCACGTCTTTGCACTATGACCACGGCACGTCCAACCGCAAACTGGCCACGCGCATGGTGGCGAAGGTTGCGATCGATTTGCCCTCCCTGCCTCTCGGGGCCTATCGGGGTATCCCGGTTCCTGATCCCCCCAACCCTGACCCCGGAATCCGTTGCACCGCTTACACCTACACTTTTCCCACCTACGAAGGTTATGTCATCACCGCCACCAATCTCCCCGCCGGGCTGACCTACGACACGGCCACGCAGACCATCAGCGGAACGGTACCCTGCCAGATTGGGGATTTCTCCATCGGGGTCTACGCCACGGATGAGCGGGGGGCTCGTTACCGCTTTACCAGAACCCTGACCGTTGCCGACTTCACGGTCACTCTGACTTTCGAGGAGTAGGATATGGCCGCGCCGATCATTACCGGGTTGACCATGCTCTACCCCGACTTCGACCAGGAGGAGCCGTTTACCCCTCTGCTTGTCGTTCCGGCTGCGCCAGCGAGTAGCCGGCTAATTGAGAATTTGACCCCCGCGCCTACGACGGACCTTCCACCCTTCGTGGTTGCGGAGTTGAAAGCGAAGGGGCGACTCCCCCGGTTTCAGGGGGACACCTGGACGGCGGGGGGCTTTTCCCGGATAACCCTTGGTATCCGAAAGCTTGTTGATAAGCCACATTCGGACATGATGACCATCGGAGGGTTAAACATTGGGACCTTCGCGGGAAGCCGCACGTTTGGAGTGGTGTATCCCACGAGCGCCGGGCATCAGGGGGCGGAGTCCTTCGCCTTCTACGCCGATTGGGAGGGCATTAGGAATTACATCACCGCAGAACTGGTGAAGCAGTATCCTGACTTGGGCAGTTGGAGCATGTACATCGCCTTTGCGTCGGACATTTGCGCGTATTGGGGATACCTGACCTCTGGAGAGAGCGGCTTCCAGGTGCTTGGCCTTGCGCACGGGTACGTGGGGCATATTTCTCAACCGGGATTCCTTTTCCCTTTGGCTCCTGGCGGACTTGTCAGAACATTTTTGTACGCGGGACTTGTCATGGATGACCTGACCACCCTTCCGGGGTTCTTGTTCCGCTTATACCACGAAGCCGTGGTTAAGACTACAGTCACACCCAAGCACCTGACAACCTATCCGAGGGGGGTTATTCTTAAGGTCACGGCCACGCCATATCCCTACCACAAACTTATTAGGTTTGTGATTCGTTCGGTTATTGTCATGCCCAGTTTCACCACCCAAGCGGAAGTTGATGGGTGGGTGGTTCGTGACCCGGAAGGCACCGTCACGATCACGGTTGCCATTGCCGATGAATACAGCACGAATAGTTTTAATCTCGGAACGGATATTCTCACCCTTACTGAGATGAACACTGCCTGG